CAGGCGTGGTACATGGATATGATGTGCGAAGCGCGTGGCGCGGCGGATCTGTATACGCAATCGGCTTTGCAAAGGGGATGAGCAATGAGGGGGATTATTTTTCTGTTAGCTGTCTTTTCTGCGTGCAGCGCGTGGGCGGATGGCTTCACGGTTAAATGCGGTGGCTACACTATGGTTGCAAACCAGGGCGAGTTATCGACAATCAACGGTGAAAGAGTTACCTCTCAAAAAATCACCGAACTGGGTACCAATGGTTTGAAAGTAGACATGGGGCTTATGCCAGCCAAAGACGGTAACAACTACGGCTTTGAATACATTCGTCGCCCTGGTACCGAAACGCGATTCCTGAATGTGCAACTGCTGCAGAACAGCATGGATGCGCCGAAAATCATCGGTTCCTTTCCATGCAAAAAGATTGTTGATTAATCACTCGTAATTATAATGTGATACTTCTACTTTCACGATAAGGAATTTGTCGCATGTTCGGATTTGATAAATTAATAACTCCAAAAATCATCAACGTTCTGTATGGCATCACAATGTTACTTCTGGTTGTTGCCGCCATTATAACGTTTGTTAATGGGAAGGCTGCTGGCGCTTTAGTGCTTTTGTTATGTGCTGTATTTTGCCGAATATTCTTTGAGTGCATCATGGTTTCATTTAAAAACAATGAGTATCTTCGCCGAATAGCTGAAGCGTTAGAAGCAAACAAGCAGTAATGAAACTTCAATAATGAACCCGCCACCCGGCGGGTTTTTTGCTTTCTGGAGCCTACCAAATGGCAGTATCTGACCAGACCCGCAGCGGCGACCTTGCCGAAACATTCAAATCTGAACGGGAAACAACAAAGAATCAGATCCGTGTCGCCTTGCCTGGCATTATTCAGTCATTCGATCCTGATGCGGTGACGGCGGTTGTGCAGCCTGCTATCCGTTCGGTTGAAAAGGATAATGACGGCAACCGCATTACCAAAAATTACCCGTTGCTGGTGGATGTGCCAGTGGTATTCCCGCGCGGCGGAGGATGCACGCTAACGTTCCCGGTTAAAGCCGGTGATGAATGTTTGGTGATTTTTGCCGATCGTTGTATTGATTTCTGGTGGCAGAGCGGCGGGATACAGGAGCCGGTTGATGACAGAATGCATGATTTATCGGATGCGTTTTGTATTGTCGGTCCCCAGTCGCAGGCGAGGAAGATTAGCGGTATTAATACCAGTGCCACACAGTTGCGTAGTGACGACGGCAGCACCTATTTTGAGCTTAATCCTGATACCAGGAAAATTAAAATTGTCGCTCCGGGGGGGCTTGATGTGGTTGCCCCCCTGGCTGATTTTTCTGAGAAAGTAACCATTCATGGCCTGTTAACCTGGATGGGTGGCATGGTGGGGTCTGTTGTTTCTGGTGTGGCTTCAAAAATCACTGGTGCTGTTGAGTTCTTGGGGAGCGTGAAGGCTAACGGCAAGCCAATCGATGATACGCACACTCATGGTGGTGTTCAGCGCGGTGGAAGCAATACCGACGGAGTAAACTGATGCGATACAGACGTGAAGACGCCGATGGCGATTACACCTTTGGCAGCGGTGATGACACCTGGCTGATTAACTCACCGGAGGCCGTGGCACAGGCGGTAAAAACGCGATTCGAATTGTGGTATGGGCAATGGTTTCTCGACACCACCGAGGGGACTCCGTGGATCCAGTCCGTACTCGGTAAGCAGAAGCCGGAAACCTACAACCTGGCGATCCGTAAGCGCATCCTCGAAACGCGGGGCGTTAAATCAATCCTCTCTTTCAATACGACGGTGGATACCACGACCCGACGTGTCAGGTTTTCCGCTGAAATCGACACTCTTTATGGAATAACGACTGTTACATCGGAGGCGTAATGACTCTGAACCTTGATTCTCTCGGTTTATCTGCAAAGGTAACCGCGGAGGGGATCAGTGCGCCTGATTATCAGACGATACTCAGCACCCTGATTAGCTATTTTCAGCAGATTTATGGTAGTGATGCCTACCTCGAACCGGACAGTAAAGACGGTCAGATGGTGGCTCTGATGGCGCTGGCGATTCATGATGCCAATAATACGGCGATAACTGTCTACAACTGTTTTTCACCGGCAACCGGCTATGGGGCTGCACTGACCAGTAACGTGAAAATAAATGGTATTTCACGTAAAGGCGCGACGAACTCTACGGTTGATTTGCTTCTTACAGGAACTGCCGGAACAACCATCATTAATGGCAGCGTGAAAGACAGTAATAATGTGATATGGCGTTTGCCTGCTTCAGTGGTGGTCGGCGTGGATGGTACAGTGATGGTGACCGCAAAATGTTCCGTCAGTGGTGCAGTGGCGGCGCTGGCTGGAACTATCACTGAAATTAATACGCCAACCCGTGGCTGGGTTTCGGTAACCAATCCTGCTGCAGCTACTGTAGGCACTCCGGCAGAAACTGATGCGGAGTTACGTATCCGCCAGTCGCAAAGTGTTGCGTTGCCATCAATAACCCCATTTGAAGCACTGGATGGTGCTGTTTCTAATGTTACCGGGGTAACCCGCCACAAACTCTATGAAAACGATACTGGTTCGGAGGATGGTAACGGGTTACCGCCACACTCTGTTGCTGTAATTGTGGATGGCGGTGATGTGACGGATATTGCTCAGGCTATCAGAGGGAATAAAGGCCAGGGGACAGCCACTCACGGTACAACATCCGTTACGGTTCCGGATAAATACGGCAATCCCCATGTAATCAAATTCTCGCGTTCCAGTGATGTGCCTGTTTATGCCCGGATTAAATTAAAAGTTTTTACGGGTTATACCTCACAGATAGGGCAGCAGATCCAGCAGGCTATTTCCGACTATATCAATAGTCTGATGATTGGTGATTCGGTCCTTTTAAGTCGCATTTACTCACCGGCGAATCTTGGCGTGGTGAGTGGCGGAAATGCACGCTATTACGATATTCAGGAACTGACGATTGGTAAATCCCCGGGGGCTTTGTCGTCATCAAACATTGATATCAGATATAACGAATCTGCGTCCTGTGCCCCGGAAAATATCGTTATAACGGTGGAGTCATGAGCAAATACACCGAACTAATCACGAACTATCACGCCACCAAACCTAAATTTCTTGCACATGCTGATCTGATGACCAGGCCGCTTATTGATGTTGCGGCTGCCACCAGAGGGCTGATTACTGCATTTGATATTGACTCTGCGGTTGGTGTGCAACTTGACATTCTGGGATTGTGGATCGGACGTAGCCGTGTTGTCAGCCAGCCTATCTCAGGTGTCTATTTCAGCTGGGATACCGACGGGCTTGGATATGATCAAGGTGTATGGCAGGGGCCATACGATCCTGATTCCGGATACATGTACCTCAGCGATGAAACTTATCGTGTCATCCTTAAAGCGAAGATTGCGATTAATAACTGGGACGGACGGAATGATTCGCTTCCAGCAATTCTTGACGCTGCAACAGCAGGATCAGGGCTGCGAATGCAGATAGTCGATAACCAGGACATGACGATATCGGTCTGGGTCTTTCCTGATACTGATATTTCAGATGTATCGCGTGAGTTAATTGCGGCAATTAAACAGGGGTATCTAACAGTAAAAGCCGCCGGGGTATGGGCGGGGGGCATTGAAACACCTTCGGTGGAAACTCCATCGGAAGGCTCTAAATTTTTTGGTTTTGATATGGATAACGAATTCATCAGTTGTTTTGATGTAGGGGCATGGGGAGTATTACTCTGATGGCGAAAAATGACTTTAAAGCGTTTGCAACTGATCGAAATGCCAATGTTATGTCGCAGGAGGAATGGGAAGCGTTGCCTGCGCTTATATCCGGATTTACAGCAGGGAAAGCATCCAGTGCGCAAGTCAATAAGGTTATTCGGCAGGCCAGCTTTATTGCTGCAGCTCTGGCCCAGTTTGTAAGTGATAAAACGCAACGGGATGTGCTTGATAATGGTGATCTGCCCGGTTTTGTTGAATTGCTGGGATCGGGGTTTGCTGTTGAATACCTGAGCCGCAAGAATCCGTTTGGCGATATCAAATCGGATGGCACGGTGAAAACGGCTCTCGAAAACCTTGGTTTGGGAGAAGCGGCAAAACGGAATGTGGGGACAGGGGAAAATCAGATCCCCGATATGAGTTCTTTCGCTTCGTTGAGCGGTGAATCGGGTTACCAGCGTCTCCCAAGTGGGAGGCTTATTGTCTGGGGACGTGCGATGGTTTCCTCATCTTCAAATACGATTACGCTTATTGCTTCTTTTGACAATACAAATTATCGCGTTATTGTATCCGATACCGGATCTGGCTGTATTCCGTACGGTGCATCACCGTTAAGTGGTTCGACATTCAAACTGACCAGAGCTGGTCGTTCCTATAATAGCGATGGAACGTTACAAACAATCTCTGGTCCATCTGCTGTTAATTACATCGCAATAGGTAATTAATATGTTTTATTCTAAGAGTGCCAACGGTTTTTTCGATTCTTTATCTGCTCTTCCCGATGATTCATTAGAAATATCCGATGAGAAATATGCTGAAATGATCGAGGGTATCGAGGCAGGAAAAGTTTTATCTTCAGACCATGAAGGCTATCCAGTTTTATCAGATCTTAAGTTGACAAAGGAACAGCAAATCAGTGAGGTAATGATTGTTAAAAATGGCAAAATTGCAGATGCTATGTCAGAAATTAGCGTATGGCAAACAGAGTTACAATTGGGGATCATAAGCGATAACGACAAAGTCAGTCTGATAAACTGGCTTTTGTACATTAAAGAACTGCAAGCCGTTGACACTTCAACGTCTCCTGACGTTATATGGCCTATGCCTCCGATAGTTCAGGACAGATGATATCCGATGCACTGGAACAATAGATACATCCAGTGCATATAATATTAACTGTTCAGTAATTAATACAGATAATCTTTAACTTTAAATATGTGCGTACATTTTTATTTTTTTGTAAATTGGTATGGTGATATAATATGAAGCCATAAAGCAAATCGCGGTAAGCATTATTACCTGGATTCCATTCGCTGGCGCTAGTTTTATACCAAACAAACTACCTGCTTCGGTAATTAATAACTTTATTGTTTGTTCTGTGCCACATAGAACTAGCGTATTTCTACCTAATTCATAAAAAGGTTTAAATACAAGTAATCGAGACACAAAAATAGACGAGATAATTAATGAGAATGTTATAGTAATATTAATCACAGATAATATATATTTGTTGCTTGAAATAGCATAAATATCCTTAACCCCAAACATATATAGATATGATGAAACCAAAACACTAATTGTGATTGCTAGTAAAAATCCAACACCATTCATTATAAATGACTTGGAACTTTGCAGGATATAACTAGATAAAAATTTTCCTAATGAATAATACAGGAGATATACAAGGGCGCTGTCAACGTTAAAAAAATAAGCAGG